TGCTTGCCCAATCGTCATTGCTTTCATTGCGTTTGCTGTTGCATTCAAATTGGTTAGCGAGGTATTTGCCATGTTAACGCTTGCGGCTAACCTCTCGGCTGAAATAATAGCCTGGTTAAAATCAACGCCTAGTCTCGATATAATCTGTACTACAGCATCATCACTCAATATCTTCACCACCTTTCAGAAAAAAAACACCCTGTTACGGGTGCCAGAAGATTCCTGCCTTTCAGCTCAAACCAAAAGGCAGGATTTTACGCCTGCCTTATCGTTTAGTCTGAAATTTTAGCCAAATCCCGCAAACATAGCTGCAATGGCCATCCCTTCATCCGCTGTATGCTCACTATCGGGTTCTGCTTCTTCGCTTTCACCGCTAGAAAGCCCGAGGAGTCCTGATGCAATATACTTGCCCTTGCTCCGAAGGATAGCTGTTATCTGGGGGATAGTCCTTTCGCCTATCTCGTCATAACTCATTGAGGTTTGACAAAGCAGTTCGGTATAAACTTCCCCCCAGTCCAGACCTTCATCGCCCTCCTCCTTGTCTTTCTTTTCACCGGGGGGAAGTAGCGTCAACCCGATATTTTAACCAGCCTGTGCCAAAACTCTTTGAGGTCTGCAACGTCCCAGTCAAGTTCTGTTGCTTTTTCCAAGCTCATGGGTTCGCCTGCTTCATCAAACAGATAACGGCTCATCCACTTGTCAAACTTTGCCCTTTCTTCAGGGGTAATCAAAGAGAAGTATTGAGGACCAAAGTTGATTTGGTCACCCGTAAACTCTGGTTCATCCTTGATTTTTAGCGGCTTAACCGTGTAGTTCTTGCCTTGCACTTCCCAGGGTTCGCCAGTTCCGACCATTGTTGCTAAAGATGCTACCTCCTTTTTAGCCATTACTGATTACCCCCCTATCTTTCCACCCGATAGTCAACAGGTTTGCGACCAGCACGAGGTTTCAGGATTTTCATGGTAAAGTTCCAGCCTACCGGTTCTTTCTTACGAGTAGGCGGCTTCAAGTCGCCGGAGACTGCTACAGAGTCGAAAACCATAGCATCAGCCTTAGAGGTTCCTTCATCGTCAGCTAGCACGGCTTTACCTGCAATTATCATTTCAAACACCGGACGATTGCTTTCAGATGGCAGTTCCATCTTATCGGCAGTAGTAGTAACATCAAAAGCCATAGTAACTTCCTGCCCAGCATTTGCAGAGCAGAAGGTAAACACCGAACCGCTAACAGCAAATTGCCCAGCGGCGGGACTAGCGGATACTTTGACATAAGGAGAATCGGCGGCATCATGGACTACAGGCACGGGGGCAGCTAAAGGAGTACCTTCTGCGCTAACATCAACGGTAAACGGAGATGTGGCAGGAACCCCCTGAGTTGTGATGTGTCGAATAGCATAGGATGAGTTTTCGTCATAAGTAGCTCCCGCTAACCCTGCATACAGCTTAGGCTGAAAAGTAGACAGGTTAACTGCCACCTGCCCTTCCATGCCGTTTGAAAACTCCATATCCCAGTCAGAGTTGCCGTCAGGCAGGGTAGACGATTTTCTGCTAATGGACGGTTCAATGGATTCAACTACACCAACAGACAGGAAGCGAGCACTGTCGCTCCTGCGAATTAGCTCAATGTTACCTGCTTTCTTGTAGATAAGTTTTGCCATAAGGGTTTCACTTCCTTTCAGTTATTTAACTGCGTAGAAGCTGAATCTAGCCCCTACACAAACAAAGTCAGCCATAGTGGGTAATTCCCCTAGCTGACCTTCAAACTCATAGATTCGGTTGTTGATTTCTTGGTTATAGAGTAGCTTTTCTACTCTCGCTATTGCCCGGTAAGCTAAGTAGTCCTGCTTTGCCGGGACGTGACAATCGACTTGCAAAAGCTCATTAGTTACAATGCGGTTTCTAACGGTTCTGGAAGGTCTGAAATACAAGCAGAGTCGTCTTTCAGCTGTTACGAGGTCATTCCATCGTGACCGTTTGATAATCCTTTCAGCCCTTTGGATAGGTGTAGCAGATTCTAGTCCCAATGCCTTAAGTAAGTCCGTATCATTCATAAACAAGGTCTGTAATCTGGCTAAGTCTTTCTCTGGCTCAAAACAATGGCATCACCTACTTTCCCTTTGCCCAAATCACCGCAATAATAGTGCCTAAAAAGATTAGATACGCCCACCAATATTTGATTAAAAACTCCACTTGTGTAAGGTGGATATAATCGTTTAACAATCGAGCCATATCTTTACCTCCCTAATCTTTTGTGACAACAAAAAACCTTCCCCAAGGGAAGGCTCTTAGCGATTCTTGCCATTTTTCACGCAACCTTTTTACCTTTAACCATTCGGCAGCTGTCTGCATAGCACGGGAAGGGTAAAGAAGGAGAATCTCCGGTTCTTTAACAAGGCCCATCTTGCCGCTTGCATGATAACCGATAAGGGAATTAAGTATTTCCGTGTTTCGCAATATCTTTTCTAGGTCAATACCACCCTTGGTGGCTTTACTAACTTGCGTCTCTCCGAAAATATTAGTGTAAGGGCCGGGGTCACGTGTGCGAATAGTAGTATCGCTTTTACTGCGATAAGGATTCCACGCTTGGCTGGCAATGTATTTGTCAAGTGCCGGGTTACTCTTATCCATCAAAGAGCCTGTACCCATCTCATCCATTGCCGCCCATGCGCCTCCTACTACATTAACCGTCAGAAACGACCCTAAAGCCTCTATCTCGCCAATGGTTAAATCGTTTTTGCCTTCAGCGGTTTGCATATGGCTTTCTGCATCACGCTTATATTCTTCGGCAAGCAACAGGAGTGTTGAAGTAATATGTTCTTGTAGCGCCACAATGCACGCAGCAGCATCAAATCTTACGCCGATAGAATCACCTCCTAAGCTCTCGTATCGCTACCGGCTTGAATACGGACTATGCCTTCAAGCATCAGCGGGTCGATAGCGTTCACCATCAGGTTTTCGCTTGCCAATACAACTCTGTCCATCACCTGTAAGCCGATATCAGCAGGTAGGTAAAAGATATAGCGTGAAGACTCAAGCAGTCCGGGGTCATATTGCCTTAAACTGTAAGTTATCACTTGCCCGAAAGCATCTGCTATAGTACCGCTAGGATTCCAGGACCACGTTTCCACGATGTTGTTATCAGCGTCCATCGAGGCAGTAATCCGCTGGGGAGTCAAAACAGCATTGGTCTTAACGGCAAAGAAACTCAACTCTCCGCTTGCAACGTCAGCATTGACCGATTGAACCAGATACTTGTCCAGTCCCACGGTCATTATCTCGCCGCCTGCTAAAGCCGATTCTGCCCCTGCTAATCCTTCCCATGCTGCGTCCCTAACCCCTGGGTCACGAGTTGCCTTGGTTGAGCGTTTCATACTTACCTTGGTGGTTGCCGATGGACTGCGGTTAATCGTCGCATCTTGCCCATGAGCCTCTAGGTATTTGCTTGCATAAGACAACAGCATCACCTTCTAACATAACCCGAAGTGCGGAACGTCAATATAGGCAACAGTGCTAATGTTACTTATAAATCTGTCCCGCTCAGCTTCGAGTTTTACCTGCTTTTCGGTCCAGTCGACTTCAATCTCACGCGTGAAACTTGGCCCCTGCTCTTTGACCGGTAATCTCGCAGGCATTGAAGGGCAGAGCAGGATAGCGCACTCACAGACGGCAGCAGCCTCAAGGTAGATTAAATCGTCGCCGGTAAGAGCGTCATAGTCGGGTACTACTCTGATGATGTTAGATTCGGCAATGGCAATAATATCCGGTTGGTTAATGTCGGCATCGGGAATATAAGCCGCATCGACCCCCAATTTAGAGCGGATGCGGCTTTCGTAACCCTCAGCAGTTAAGATTTTATTGGCCATAGGGGAAACACCCCTTTCTATTCAAGGGTCAGTATTCTAGCACCGTCCTTGAAGATTTTGCGGAATCCGCTATTCTCGGATATGGTCAATATCTGAGTCTGGTTGCGGATAAACTTGTCAGCTTCGCTGATAGTCGAACCAACTTCAAAGATTTCCTCAATGGTGTTGCTCCGGTTCAGACCGTAAATAGCTTCTTTACCGCCAATCTTGTCAATGTCGGGGTTATAAAGCAAGGTAGTATTGACTACTAAGTCCTGCGGTAAAGTGGTGCTTACATTCAAGCCCTTCGCCAGCAGTTCGTCCATCTTGGAGGCAACAGTAGGTGCAGGGTACAGCACTTCAAGTATCTGCAACAGTCCGTCCTCGTTAGCCACAACGGTATCGCAGCCGTACGGATAGAATTTAAGCAGGAATTTAATCCAGGCAGTCTTAGTCAAGGCAGCACTGAAAGCTGAGTCAAGGACTTTTGCCTTATGCTTCGGAGCAGCATTGTTATTGCCGTCACCGTCTTTGATAACGCTCAGGATTTCAGACACTTTGTTGTTAGCCGCCTCAGTGCCTATCCGGTTGATGTGACGCTCGAAGAGTTCCAAGCTCATTCTCCGCAAGGCTTCATAAGATGCTTCTACTGCACGACCATACTTGTAGAGGGTGATTGCAGTATCGCCCAGCTTGATTCTTGCCAAGGGCAGGTCAGCAGCTTCAGTTACACGCCGCATCTCGACTGCTTTCTTGTTATCGGCGTCGTCCCAGTCAAGGTAAGATGCCTTGTAAACGTTAGAGTCAATCGGGGTACGAGTAGCCACAAGGTAGTTAAATATCGGAAACTCGGTCATAGCCTGTACCAAGGTTCTGGCTACATACTCGGGGAACAGTATTTTGTTCTCATTGGTCCGGTAGAAAGCATCTACCTTGGATGAGAAGATGTTTTTATCACGAACGGTTTTAGTGAGGATTCCGGCCTCTTTCATCAGTCTTTCAAAAGCATCTAAGCCGCTACCTTCAGTGGCAGGGTCCAGACTTTCTAAGAGCATCGAAAGGGTCATGTCCTGGGAATGCGCCTGCTGGTACAGGTCAGGGGTCAGGTTGCTTAAAGTAAATTTAGACATATTATTATTTCACTTCCTTTCTTTCGATTAACCGATAAAGACCATTACAGGTCCGGTTGCATCGGTTGTCATAACTGCGTCAGCGCGAGCAACTCCAACAGCTCCAGTAGATGCCATAACAGCACCAGAGCCATTAACTACTAAGATATTGCCAGGAGAGGGGAGGGAACCAGATACTCCAGGAGCATAGGCATAACCTCTGGTTAAAACAGTCATGTTGTTGTCATAGTCATAGGACTCAACGATACCCAACAGAGGGTCGCCAGCTGAGCCGAAGCCAGCTTCAAACGGGCTAGCACTCCAAGTTACAGCCTTCCCGA